CCAGCACCAGAGCGAGTAACTTTTTCATATAATGTTACTCTCCTTTCTGAAATTTCCGCTTCCGGTTCTGCGGCATCGTATATTTTTCCGCGTTTCGGCGCGATTTTCTTTTGTTTATGCACGTCGGCTCGTTGAGGAGGGCGTCCGTCAAAATCCTGCCTTTGTGCAAAACGGAGAAAATGTTGCAAAAACGGGTCAAATAGGCGATATCGTATCCCCATCACAGAATCACAGAATCTGAGACCAGATAGAATAAATCAGCAGCACCACAAGAGGAAAAACGACACCGAGCAGGAAAAGCACTCCGAGTAGTTTAGCAATTATTTTTAGCATTTATATACTCCTTTTATTTACGATAGTGCATACTTCTATTTATCATTTTAGCTTATCGGAGTGCATACGTCAAGTTCTATTTCACTGCTCTAAACTCGCTAGCCGCACTCACGTTTGGCTGCGCTCGGTGTCACTCAGGCCCATTACATCAAGAGACGTAATGGGCCTGAGATGCCACCAAGCCTTCGCCTGGTGGCGGGAGCTAATCAGAATTTACCATCATTTTTTAGGTGAGTAAATCCACCGGAATTTACTCCACCAAAAAGCCATCTATACCAATCAGAATTAGTAACGGCTTTTTTGACGTCACCGGAAGCAGACAAAAGCCAAGAAGAAATGGAATTAAAGAGAGACTTGCCGGAAGAACCAAGACCGGCAGAACCTTCATCACCAGAAACCATTTTCAAAAGCTCACGAGCAAAACCCCAAGGACCATTGGGGTTTGCTATGTTCTGATCCGTTGCGTACTTACTCGCAGCATACGACATCTGAGCACCATACTTAGAAGCATCGGCGCCAATCTGAGCAACAATCTGTTCCATAGCAGTATACTTTTCTGCAACTGCTTCCTGAGTCCGTGCATTAACGTTTGCAGTTTGCAACTGGGTTTGAGCAGAAAGCACCGATCCAAGCATTTGCACAAGAGCAGCATTAGCAGAAGTATCAACCTCACCTTTAGCACCGGCAGAAGTCACGCCGGAAGCGGTAGCACCGGAGGTAACGGCAGCGCCGTTACCTCCCATAGCACTTAGCACCGGATTCAAACCGGCTGCCTTAAGATCACGAATTTCACGCTGGTGCGCAGTATTGCTCATGTATTCCTGCCAGGAACGGCTTTTAGCGGCTTCCTGAGCGTTGAATTGCATAGCCAAGGCATTTTGACGCTCCTGCCAATCGCGTTGCTCAGAAGCCATCTGAGCGCTTTTAGCGGTGTTTTCTGAAGCAGTCCTCGTAATACGAGAAAGAGCAGAATCCAAATTTCCAACAGCCGGCACGCTCTGAACCTGAGCAGCATCCTTACCAGTAGTCATTAGATCACCTCTCAATGATGGTCGATCAAACCAGGGATAGAGTACATAGGCATAGGACGGGTAGTACGGTTCTTGATGTAAATATCAGCAAAAAGCTGATTGCTGACGCTGGAAGTAACAGCAAGCACACGATCCACGTTTGTCTTATCCTCACGAATCCAAGAATCAGAGAGCATAGGCAGCGCGGAATAATCATCTGCAAGATGCCAAACGTCAAGAGACTGCGCGTACTGAGAACGCATCTCACCAGTTACACGGGACGGCTTATAACGGTAATCAGCCCACGCTTCCTGATAACCGAAAACCTGGTCATCAATAACAGAACCGGCAGAATCCTTAACGCCAGGGCCCTGGGCAAAAATCTCCTTGTTCTTCACGGCCTGCTCACCGATGTTCGCAAAAACAGGCCAGTAGTAATCAAAGCGATCCTTACGAGACCAGAAACGTTCAAGACCCTGCTGATAAGTATGATCGTAGCGAGCGACCATAACGCCGATGACAAAACCATGCTCCGTGAAAGACTTCGTGAAATCGGAATGGGTATCCGTAGTAACAGACATACCAGTAACAGTACCTTGTGCAGTCTCGCCGGAAGCCGTAGCCGACTGCTGGACAACCTGATTGATATTAATGGGGACACGGTTACCACCGAGATATTCAGGACGCTGAAGACGGGCGTCCGGAGAAGTCACGCCAAAATGAGACTTGAGAATTTCGATATAGCGAGAACCTCCGCGGGCATCTTTCTCATAGAGTTTCTGAATCTGGAAAGCCATACGAAGCTGATTGATCGAAGCACCGAGACCGCCGGAAGAAACAGCATAAAGGTTAACAGGATCAAAACCGGGCTTGTCGGCACCACCACTAAAACCAGTAATGCCAGCATAATTGGAACCAGAAGCAACGGGCTTAAAAGCAAGGGAATCGTAGATATTAACCGGCCGATCTCCAGAAGCAAAAGAAATATTAGAAACACCGGTCAAAGCATATCCACCGGGATCATGAGGCTGTTCACGGGTAACAACAGGATATTCACCAGAAGTAGCCGAAGGAATCAAAACATCCGGGCCTTTCTGCGGAGACGGCAAACAGCTGGTGAAATAGTCGTGATACTTTGCGGCCTTATAGGGAAGGCCGCCTTTCGCAACGTCAGTCACAAACGTGCCGGTATTCACGCCGGCTACAGTAGCATCATCGACGGGAACAACGAGCGGGTCAGATAGGTTTTCATCACGAAACCACTCATTCATCACCAGGGCATAAGCTCGGAAGGGAATAGCACTAACGGAAAGATTAGGAACGCCAGTAGGGACACCGAGATAATCGGCAATAGTTCCAACAGACCATCCGCTATCAGCAGGAGCAGTAATCTGAGGAATTTCATACTCTGTCTGAGGAATCCACGCAGATTCCGTATTTTCACCGTTGAACTGCTTCCAATGAGACCAAGTAAGCCGATTCGGTACGAAGAAGAAATATGTGTCGAGATAGATGTTATCCATGACCGGAGTAAGCAACGTCTGCAAGCGCACAACTTTTGATGTGTCCACGTTGAACGTATCTCCCGGTAATACTTCGTCAAGAAAAAAAGGTACAATGTCACCAACGTTAAACGAAGTCTTAAGAGAATGCGAGCGATCAAACGTCGAACGCCGGATATCAATATTCGTGGGATTAAGCGCGAAATGAGATTCAACATTGCGGTTCATTCGGTAACCTCCTTTTTCGGCTCAACAGCCGGTTTTTCCTCCTGGGACGGGTCAGACTCTCGCTCGGGCTTGATTCCGAGCTTGTCGAGGAAATCAGGCTTGTCCATGCCAGCCATAAACTCCGCAAAGTTGTGATTGAACTTCGCGCGGATATCAACCGGAAGAGAATTGAAAAAGCTCTGACCTTCATTGACCCTGTTCAAGAGTTCAGCATAAGACGTGGGCATATTGGAGAAATCACCATAAGCGCCCTGGACACGCGAAAGCGCGTCAACGTCGCCATTCTGAAATCGAGCGAGAAGAACGTGAATATCTACAGAATCAGCGTGGGATTGAATGAAACCGTAAAAGTCTTCTCGTCCAGCTTCAACGAGATCCATAACTCCATTTTCATCAAACTTAGGCTGATATAAAATCCGTTCGCGCTGACCTCCATTTGAAGGGAAACGAGCTCTCTCACGATACTGAGTAGCGAATCTAAACTTTTCATCATACATAATCACACGTCCTTTCGCTGGATGGACGTACCATCCAAAATAACTTCGGGGAGCTGCGTCGAGATCGTGCCGGTCTCGTTGTCAAACTCACCGATCTTACATAGAGAATAGTCCTCAATGTGGGAAAACAGAAGACTTTCCTTTTGCATGCAGGCATGAGCGAAATTCCGCATCGCGGAAGAATCGTTCTGATCTACCGTAGGCGGGAGAAAGCCCGTGCGGGCATCGCGGATAGAATAAACACCGTATTTCATTTCAAAACCTCACATTCTTCACAAGTTAAATCGGGATCGTCCTCATAGGGACAATCATAATCGGGATAATCAAACGGACACTTCACAGCCGGATACCTCCACGGAAAACAGTCGGATTGATATTAATCTTCTTGGACTTCGCAGCAGTACGGCGAAAGACCTTCTTGTCTTTCTTGGGACGCATTTTCTTACGCATTAGATACAACTCCTTTTCAATGATTTTATTCGGGCCAGCTGGTTCCGTTCTTCAACAGCCAGCTGGTCTAAATAACTAAGTGTGGTTTTCTGTAGTTTTGCTTTCTGCGCTTCAGCTGCCATCTTCTGACGAACAGCCTTAAGCTTGGCAGATTCTTCCGGACAATCAAGATCAAACAATTTGTCATAATACTTCGGAGGTCGAAACTTCCTTCCTCCTTTCTCAGTCGAAATGTTAATGAACTCATGTTCATATAGGTCAGGGTGATCTTCATAATACTGGCGAGCAATGCCAGGCTTGCGAGACATAAGCGAAAACTCAGGAACAATGTTGAAATTCTCATAGAACTCAGCTTCAGGGCCGGTAAGCTTCTTCATGACATAACGAGCAGTATAAGCGCAAGTCTCCCAGGTCACAGGAGCTACAACAGCAAAACCATTCGGCCAAACTTCTTGAAGGGACGCAGAATTGAAGTATTGAAAACCTTGAGCAGATCGCTTGTAAGGAACAAGGTCATGGAGTTCCAATCCAAAAATGATTGCATGATAATGAGGGCGGAACGTCTGAGAACCATACTCACCAGCAGCGAAGAAACGAATACCTTCACCAAATTTCTTTCGAAGACGCTTCATAAAAAGCTGAAAATCACGCTTCACAAGGGACATACTCGGCAGGGCCTCGCCGGTCTCCGGATCGGCATAATAGTGGATCGGAACATGAGAATCATCGTAAGTGAGCGTTACAAAGTAACTTGACTTGTGATATTCAAGCTCAAGCATACATCGGTTCGCCCATTCACGCGATCTTTGCAAACGACAACCGGAACACTTACCACAGGGAATTTCAACGAACTCCGTAACATCACCAGGACGACCAATAGGCGGACTTCGCATACACGCAAAACCTTCGCCAGCACGTTCAAGATGGTCTACCTCATAGCTCGTTACCTTGAGCAACCGTTTACCATCTTTTTCGCCTAAAACAAAGGCTTTCAGCGGATGATAGCAGGGCAAGAAATCACCTTCTTTGTATGGGGATATCGTACCCCCATACATTTTCGGAAATTTCAAAAATTTTCGCAGCAATAGCAGGCGCTTCGGGAATCGGCGTGAAAAAAAGGGTAGACGGAAGGGTAGACGGCGACCCTATCGGAAAACCCGCAAGCCCTTGCGCCCCAGGCGTTTCGGCGGGTAGACATCGGGTAGACATGGGCGGTTTTGGGGCAGGCTGCCCGTCAAATGCAACAAAATCCGACGCTTTTAGCACTCTTGGAGTGAGAGTGCTAAAATTCATAGTCCGTTCACACAAATGCGTATCTTTGGACACAATTCCGGGGTAGACTCTGAGTCAAGAAAAGCAAAGGAAGGCAAGCTCCCGAGGCTTTCCAAATCTCGAATTTTCGGAGGTATTCATTATGTTTGAACTGAGACCTTACCGCAACAATAACCACATGACCACCTATGACCCGTTCCGCGACATGGAGGCGCTGGAGCGCGCGTTCTTCGGCAACCGCGACTTCCTCGGCGACGTCGGCACGTTCAAGACCGACATTCAGGACAAGGGCGACCATTACCTGCTCGAGGCCGATCTGCCCGGCATGAAGAAGGAGGACATTGCCATCGACATCGACGGCGACAACCTGACCATCAAGGCCGAGCGCAGGAACGAGCACGAGGAGAAGGACAAGAGCTACGTCCGCTGCGAGCGCAGCTACGGCAGCTACGCGAGGAGCTTCGATATCTCCGGC